TTCCAGCTGGATCGCCAACTGCAGTTATAGATGTGACTGTTTTAAAAAATTTACTTCCTGTTGCAGCACCTGTGTCCGCACCAGTAATTGATTCTGTCATCGCTGTACCTGTAACATCTGTTCCTACAACAGTAAATGAAATACCACTGTCGTCTCCACCTGATGTAATTTCAGTTAGTCTACCTGAACTATTAGTTACAGAACCACCAGAAGCTAAAGCTCCGCCAAGCACTAATGCCGCATTATTGGCAACTTGTGCTGAAGCTGAATAACCATTATCATCTGCTGCTACAGTATCTGATATGAATGTAGACTTTACGTCTGAATATCCTGCCATAGTTTTGTCCTTTATAAAAAAGTGAGGCTTTTACACCTCACTTGATGTTAATTAGTTACGCGGTATAACCGAAAAATTCTATAAGTAATTTTCCAGCTGTATAATCAGCGTCTGTTGCCGCACCAGTTACCATATAAATATATTTATCTGCTGCTGGCGGTGTTGGAATACTGATTACGCTGTTTAAAGCTAAATCACCACTGTCACACATTTGTGTTTGGTTAGTTAAACTAGTTATTGCTGCATCTTCTGCACCAGTTGCTTCATCCGCATACCATAAGTTGATATCTGGGTCTCCGCCTGCTGGAGCTTCTAAGCAAGTTAATTTTCCGCCTAGAACTGTTCCATTTACTGCTGCTGTGATTTGTCCAATATGAGAATTAGCAGTTGCTGCTTTTCCGATGATATCACCAGAACCAGATGATGCTAAACCTGTTAAATCAATTAAAATTTTAGTATGAAAAATACCGCCTGTTTTAATTACTGAAGCTGCATAAACTGTGCCTGTACCAGTTGTAATACCTGTACCTGCAGTTGTAGCAATAGTGTTTCCAGTTAGAGTTGATCTTCCTGTTACACCTAATGTTCCAGCGACTGAAGTGTTACCACTTGAATCAATAGTTGTATTTTCTGTAATAACACCTGTAGTGCTATTCTTTGTTATTTGTGAAAAGCCAGTTTCCGATCTGACTGTTCCGTTAAAAGTAGTTGTTCCCATCGTCTTTTCCTTTTTTATTATGTCTGCCTAAGCAGTCTCTGGGTTTATTAAGGGGGCACTTTTTACGGCACCCCCTTTTTCAATTAGCTTGGATTTGCTCCAAAAATAGCACGCCAGTCAGAGAAACCAAAAGAGTATCTCTCTCTTGCTTTGTATCTAACGTTACCAGTTTCAAAGTCACCTTCCATAGAAGTTTTAACAGGAGCTCTGTTAAACATCTTCATACCGTTAGGTGAGTCTGTTTTGATAAAGAAATTATTAGTATCAGTAAATCTGTGATTTACGAAATACCCTTTAGGCAACATTCCCATGTTGCTAAGTGCATTAATATCATTATCAGCAGTACCAACTCTACCAGGAGATTTCATTAATCTCTCAGCTACAAATATCAATTGTCTTGGAATGTGCAAACTTTGTGCTTGCAACGCTACTGGGATATCTCTATCGTCAGTAAATCCAGCAATCGCAATTAGAGCAGTTTCTAAAGAAGTTTCAGAAAGCTCTGCTTGTGATGAAAAAGTATTTGAAGCAGTAGAACCACTTTGAAGTGGGTGAGCTGTTGAACATAGTACAACGCCGTCTCCACCTAATTGTGAGCTTGAGAATGCATTGTTATATACATTCGCTGCTTTTGTTTGTTTAGCAGAAGCCATAGCTCTTGCTAATGATTTTGTTAATCTAGTTGACAGTTTGTCATAAAGATTGTCTTCCATTGCTTCCTCAGTAATTGAGAATGCCATAGCAACAGTTTCATGTTGATATCTAGAAATCCAACCTTCGCCAGTTTCTGCATAGTTAACGCCTTGACCTTCAAATTTAACAGAAGCTTCTCCAAAACCTGGAAATAAAACTTCTTCTTCAAAGGCTCTATTTGATGTTTCCTCATCGAATAGCACCGCATGTTCATTTTCGTGTCTGTTATATTCAGTTCCAAAAATCGCATGTAAACCAGGTACCAATTCCTTAAGGAGTTGTGCTCTTGAAATAGCCATAATCTATCCTTTCCTAATTATATACCTGTAACGCCTGTAGCGCCCGTACGGTGTTGATGTGAGTTAATTCTCACTAGTATGTCCATAGTAGTACCAGCATCTGTGTAACCCAAATCATCTTGCGCACTACCTAAAAGTTGTAGTGGGAAAGTGTTTGTAGTATCTTTAGTGCTAGAGTCTGCTACGAGACCACTTTTGTGAGTAGTTGTTGAACCAGAAGGTGATGCTACAATTTGTAGGTTCTCTCCAACGTTAGCTGCTTCAACTGCTGTAGACGCTTGGTCTGCTTGAATCTTAAACAAAGTGTTTGGGTCATCATAGACATACGCTTTATATTGAGCTTTTGCAACTGTGCCGTTAGGGATTGAACGTACAAACTTTACATCTCCGCTAGAATTGTCCTGATATTCTGCTCCCCAGAATACACCAACAACAGCTCCAGGTGAAGCAGCACCTACATCAGTAACCAAAAGGCCAGCTGAGTAAGTAACTAAATCCCCTTCAAAGTATGCTGAAGGCGCAGTAGCAGCTATTCTATAGCCGTTACCATCAGTAAAATTGTTGGCTCTGATCGTGCCACCAGTTGCTTGTCGTACTGGTGAAAGTCCATATCCTGCCATAATTTCTCCTTAATGCAAGTTTAAAGTTTAATCAATTTGAAAAGCTCGTTATTAACTTACTTCTCAAATTTTGGTTTTTCGATTCGCCCACCTCTTGTTGTCGAAGAAGTAGATTCATCTGAGACTGGCATATTTGGATTTTGCTCTCGCATATATTCTGCGCTATAAGCATTACCCATCTTTCTGCTTTGAGCTTCGTAGTACGCTTTTTTCTGAGCCACTAATTCTTTAGAATTTTTCATAAGAATTAAGTCACCAGACCTAACCGTACCTGCGTGTTTGCCAGCAGACATTACGTCAGCATGATAGTCATCCCCAAGTTCATCAGGTGTAACTGGCTCATAGCCTTCGCGTAGTCTTTCGTGAACATTTGCATCATCAGGGTTATTCAATAATTCATGTCTAACCCAGACATATTCCATATCCACATCTTTTTTATCTTCAGGAACGTCTAGCTTTGCCATTGGTTCCCAAACTTTTTTTCGAGTTGCCGATGCTCTAGTTTTTCGGCTGGTTTGTGTTGCTTTCGTCATCTTAACCTCCCGCCTGTGTTTGGCGCACTTTTTGTCGCGCATATTCTTGTAAAGAAACTCCCAATCTATTAGCCATTTCAACTTCCGTTTTAGTTAGCTTTATTTGGTTTTTTCCCAGAGTGGAGCGCGTGCCACCCATAACTGTTGGAATTTTTTTCACTGATTTGTTTTTAAACTTCTCAGGAAACTCTTCTCTTATTCTCATATCAAGTTCATTATAATATTCATCTGTACTAACTTCTGGGCCTATCCCCTCTTCAATTAGTTCTTTATGAATTACCATAGCTGCTTGAGTCATGATTCTATCTTTAGTTGAAGAACCACCAAACCATTCATTCCGCTTTTGCCAGTTTAGAGCTTTTCTATCTGGTGCAGCTGTTTGTTTTTGTTTAGGTTCTTCTTTCTTTACTTCTTTTTTAGGAGAAGTTTCTGCTCTTGATTTATATTGTTCAGCTACTAAAGTTTCAGCTTTAACTGATGCTAAAGCATCTTGTGCTTTTATTTCTGCATCAATATCACCTGATTCTTTTGCTGTACGCAAAGCAGATAAAGATTGTTTTTCCTGAGCTTTTAATCTATCAATATATTGATTAATCGCGTGTAATTCTGAATCCTGTGTACGAGACTGTAATTCAGCTCGTTCAGAAGTCCAAGACTCTTCCTGTTCTTTTAACTGTTTGACCTTGGCTTCTAATTCTTTTTTCTCTTTAACAAGACGTTTAATGCGTTTTTCTGCACGCTTGCCAAATACCTTTTTATCTTTAGATTCATCTTCCTCTTCAGATTTTTCCGTTTCTTCTTCTTCCTCATCTTCTTCAGACTCGGGTTCTTCTTCTACGGTTTCTTCGGATTCTACTGGAGCCTCGGTATCTGTAGGCTCTTCAGGCTTTTCTGTGCCTTCAGATTCTTCTGATGGAAGTTCTACAACTATCTCTTCTTCTTCTAGTTGCTCTTCCTGTTTTTCTTCGTCTATCATTAGACCTCCTTCGGTTGCGACCCGCGTTTATCGCTTAAATACTATTGTATACTAGATACAGACTTATTGCAAGTCTATTTATGTGTTATTTTATCAGGATTTGGTACTACCGCAAGAACTTCATCATCATTTATCATTGCGTATTCGTGACCTTCATATCTAAATTTCAAACCAATATACTTACCTGTAAGAACCCAATCACCTATTTTGCACCATTTTGTTTCTTTATCATGGTAACATTCATCTCCCATAGAAATAACTTGTGATACAACACAAGCATGTTTGGCAATATCTTTAGTATCATCTGTTAATATAATACCACCTTTGGTTTTTTCTTGTATTTCTCTTGATTTTATTAATAATCTA